AATCTAAAAAATATGTTGGCACGCGGCACGGTGGTGATTGTCGATGCTGCCAAAAAGCTTCAGGGCCTACAGGTGCGACTCACCGCGGGAGAAATCAAGGACGGTGCCGAACACTTCGAGCCCTACGGTTTCACCAGTAACCCTCTGGCCGGCGCCGAGGTCTTGACGGCGTTCATCGGCGGCGATCGTTCTCACGCCGTGGTGCTGGTGGCCACTGATCGCCGGTACCGCATTCAATCAATGGCACCAGGTGAGGTGGCCATCTACACCGACGAGGGTGACAAGATCCACTTCAAGCGCGGTCGGATCATTGATATCGAAACCGACACACTGAACATCAAGGCCACCAACTCGGTGAACTTCGACACCCCGGCCATCACCCAGACGGGGGCGATCGTATCGCAGGGCGATCAGATTGCGGGTGGTATCAGCCAGATCAATCACCTGCACGGTGATGTTCAGACGGGTGACGCTCAGAGCGGTCCACCGGTAGGAGAGGGCTGATCATGGTCATTTCACCTGAGCTTGAAGCGTCCTTTACTCGCGCCGTGACTATCAGCCTTTACACCTGGCGGCGTGCCGAAACAGATGACCCTGTCGATGACGAAGTGCGCTTTGGATGGTGGGGGGACAGTTACCCGGCCATCGCCGATGACCGTATCGGCTCGCGCCTTTGGTTGCTGCGACGCGTCAAGCTGACCCCGCAAACCCAGCGCGACGCGGAGGTGTACGCGCGTGAAGCGCTGCAATGGCTGCTGGATGACGGCGAAGTCACGGCTATCGAAATCGCCAGCGAGAAGGTCGATGTCAATCGTTTAAACCTGATACCGACCTTGACCATCGCCAGCGGTGCGCGGCTTGAAATCAAACAACCCTCTTCATGGCAGGTGATCTATGCCGTTTGAAACGCCTTCGTTACCTGTCCTTATCGGTCGCACCCAGGCCGATTTAGCCAGCGACTCACTGCGCCGCTCCGACGCACAGGTGTTGGCCCGAACGCTGGGGGGCACGGCTTACGGCTTGTACGGCTACCTCGATTGGATCGTTGAGCAAATCCTGCCGGACAGGGCGGATGAAGAAACTTTGGAACGCATTGCGTTGCTGCGGTTGAATCAGCCGCGCAATGCTGCACAGCCCGCGATCGGCCCGGTCAGCTTCAGCGCCGTGTTGGGCGCTGTGCTTGATGTTGATGTTGTGTTGCAGGCCGGTGATGGCCGCACCTACAAGGTGAAGGCCGGCGTCTCTACGGTGGCCGGAGTCAACACCACCACGATTGAAGCCGTCGATGCCGGCACCCTTGGCAACGCTGATCCGGGCCTGACCTTGACGCTTGTGCAGCCGGTCGAAGGTGTCATCAACTCCTTTACCGTGCTGGCCCCCGGATTGACGGGTGGCATCGCGAAAGAAAGTGTCGAGTCATTGCGCACTCGGGTAGTGCGGTCCTACCGCGTTATCCCACACGGCGGGTCCGCTGCGGACTATGAGACTTGGGCGCTGGAGGTGCCGGGCGTGACGCGGTCGTGGTGTCGCGGCAACTACATGGGGCCGGGCACTGTTGGATTGTTCGTCATGCGCGACGGCGATGTTGACCCGGTACCGAGCCCGGCCCAGCTCGCCGAAGTGAAGGCCTACATCGAGCCGCTGCGGCCGGTGACGGCGGAGCTCTATGTCTTGCCGCCTGCCAAGGTCCCGGTGCACTACAGCATCCACGCGGTGCCAGACACGACCGCGATTCGCGCAGCCATTCAGACCGAGCTGATCGATTTACATGAGCGCGAGGCCGGTCTGGGCGACACCCTGTTGTTGACCCATATCGCCGGCGCGATCAGTGGATCGTCTGGCGAAACCGATCACCACCTGATCGCGCCGGCTGCTGACGTTGTGGCCGCCACCAATCAACTGCTGACGTTCGGAGGCATCACATGGCTGTAGCCAGAACAGCCGATGAGTATCGGCGACAGCTTCAGGGGCTTCTGCCCTCGGGGCCGGCATGGGATCCGGAACTGGTACCGGAGATCGACCTTGTGTTGTCCGGGGTGGCTGTCGAGTTTTCACGGCTCGATGCCCGAGCCGTTGATCTCCTGAATGAAATGGATCCCGCTGCGGTGAGTGAGCTGGTGCCCGACTGGGAAGTCATCATGGGTTTGCCTGACGCGTGCCTTGGCCCAAACCCGGCGTTCGAGGATAGACGCTTGGCGGTGCGACGAAGGCTGGTTGAAGTCGGCGGGCAATCGCCGGCGTATTTTATCGACATTGCCATCAGCCAAGGCTACCCCAACGCCACCATCACTGAACACAGAGCGCCCCGTATGGGGCGTTCGCGTTTTGGTGTCGCGCGTTTTGGTACGTGGCAAGCGCAGTTCATGTGGACGCTAAACACCGGAGGGCGAAAGCGGCTCGGCCGACGCTTCGGTGTCAGCTTCTGGGGCGAGCGCTTCGGTGCGAACCCGGGCAACGCACTCGAATGCCTGATCCGCCGACCTGCGCCGGCGCACACCGTTGTGCACATCAATTACGACTGAGGGGTAAAAACGTGGATTTTCCGATTAGTGTGCCCAGCATTGGGTTGGTTGATGGCAAGTTTGTGGATGAAGATCCGCTTGGTGGTACGCCCGGTTCTTTGATTCCTTCTGCTTGGGGGAATGCGGTGACGGAAGAACTGCTCGCCGTGATCCAGGATGCCGGCTTCGCGCCGGACGAAAACAACAATGCGCAACTGCTCGCAGCGATCAAAGCGATTATCAGCACCGGCGTTCCGGCAGCAACCGAGCTGATGGCGGGGCGCGCCAAGGTGGCGACTCAAACTCAGATCACCATCGGTACCGACGATGCAACCATGGTCAGCCCCAAGAAGCTGGCCGTGCGCCTGGCGGCCGGTGGTCCGATGCTGAGTATTCCAGCCAGCCTGAAAATGACCGTGGCCGCCGCCAGTGCCACGGCGACTATTACCGCTGACGAGGTCGTGGTGAAGTCGGGTCTTGCTGGGCGCACCTGGACGATTGGCGGTTTCAACAAGCCCATCAATCTGGGCAATGTGGGGGCGGGCGGTATAGACGCCGCCCCGGCCGCTGCGAATAGTTGGCTGGCCATCTACGCGGGATTGAATGAAAGCTCTGGCGTCACAACGGTGTTCGCTCAGAACGTGGCTAACAACGTTGCGCCAGCGATTTATGGTGGTGCCAATATTCCCTTGGGCATCACCGCAACCGCGCTGCTGGCTGTTGTTCCAACGGGTGCGGGTGGTCAGTTCAAGCCTTGTGCCGTGCGCGGACGTGATGTGTTTATTCCACTCATTGCGGCCTATTCAGGAAACGCGTCGGTTCCTAATAACCCGATATCCATTGCTGCTCTTGTGCCGGCTAACGCCATCGCAATTACTCACGGCGAGCTTCAAATTCAAAACACTATTCAATCTGCAATGAGCTTAACGGTCGGCCCCGATGCGTCGTACTTTGGTCAACAAAACATCGGTACTACTATTTATGGTCCGGGTATCTTGACGTCGAATTATTCGAAAATTCCACTCATAATCCCACAACAAATAATGTTTTCATCGAGCAGTTCGGCAGGAATAGCAACTTACAACATCTACCTATCTGGGTACTCAATATGACGGCTTACGCGCAAATCGTGGATGGGAAGATTTTTGGTCTGTTTACATCGCCTCAAGATCCTGAATATTGGCCGGGAGTAATTGAGTTGGCTGACGATGATCCGGAACTCTTGGCGTACATTCTGGAAAGCAATATTCGCGGATATCTTGGAGAGCCTCCGACTCCCGAGTAAGGTTTTTAATTGGGGATGGTAGGACTGACAACGTGAGTAGGGAGTTACTAATCACTGGACAGCTGCGGCAGTAAATGCTCCCGAAAGCTGCCGCATAAACCGTTTCCTTCCGAACACCCGCAAATGAGCGGGTATTTTTTTGCTTGGAGAAAAGTGATGACTGCGACCGAAAGAGATCGCGAAGTGCTGGCCCGCACCTTGTGGGGGGAGGCGCGTGGCGAAAGCCTAGCTGGGCAAATTGCTGTGGCGTGGACCATCCGCAATCGAGTGAACGATGGCAGGGAAAAATCGTGGTGGGGCGAAGGTTATGCCGGCGTGTGTCAGGCCAAATACCAGTTCAGTTGCTGGAATCCGAGCGACCCGAATTTCGCCTATCTCAGCGGGGCCAAGCCAATCCCGACCGGAGAGTTCGCACGAGCGCTGAAAGCGGCTGACCAGGTAATGTCTGGTGCCGAGCCTGATCCTACCGGCGGTGCCACGCACTATTACGCGACCACGATGCCCAAGGCGCCAGCTTGGGCCGCAAAGGCCTCGCAGACGCTGCAACTTGGGCACCACATCTTTTTCAAGGATGTGCCGTGATGGCGCCGGCGCAGAAACTGATCGGACTGCTGGTGCTCATCATGATGTTAATGGGCGGCAGCGCGGCGCTGACATGGCAGATTCAGGACTGGCGCTTCGGTAAACAGCTTGCCGAGCAGGCCGTGCTGCACAAGGAGGACCTGACCTCCATAAGCAACGCGGCCGCCGCCCAAGTGCGTGCCGATCAGGACAAGAGGCTGGCGCTCGAGCAGCGTCTGTCAGTAAGTGACCAAACCCACCACAAGGAACTGAGCGATGCTCAAACGAAACAGGATCGCGTGCGTGACAGCCTTGCTACTGCTGAGCTCCGGCTGTCAGTCCTTCTCGACGCAGCGGATTCAGCCTGTGGCTGTTCAGTGCCAGCCGGTGCCGAAGCCGGCGGCGTGGTTCATGGAGGCTCGCGCGCCCGACTTGACCCAGCGCATGCTCAACGAATTGTCGCCATCACCGGGGATGGGGATCAAGGATTGATTGCGCTGGCAGCGTGCCAAGCCTACGTAGAAAACATTTCTCGTTGAGATGGTGCGGGATTGGCTCCACAAGAAGTATTAAATTAGTGAATGAGGAAAGTTGGTAACTAAAAATGTTTTTGAAGTGCAGATGTTTATACTTCTGATTTCGCGTTCAGTTATCAATTTAAGTTTTGTATTTCGCAGTTCGTCGGTCATCTTAATTACGGCTACTACTAGATCTAAAAAATCGGTTAGTTCAAGTGATGAAGGGCCAAAAACATAAGATGTGTGGGTAAGGATGGTTAGGATTTTTGGGCTCTGATCTTCTGCAGTAGGGTCTAGCAGCAGTAACGTTTTAGCGATGTCATGCTGGTTCGCGCCTCCGTGCGCGATCCAGCTGTGTCGCATTAGCTTTATTCTTTTGTGGTATGCAATTTGTTCGCTGGTGAGCGTTTCATTTAACTTGTTTTCAGATAGTTTGATTTTTCTTCCTGATGCATCTGCAAAGCATTTGTAATAGGTTGTGATGCTTGAGGTTAAAAGTGCCCACAGTATGATGTGCTGGTCAGGGTCGGTGTCTGATAGTATATGATGAGTATTTGGTGGGAGAGTTGATTCTAGTTTTTCAGATATTTTAATGGCTGTTTTTAAAGCTTGCTCGACTAATTCGAGGTCTTTTTTTATTGGTCCTACTTCAGAGCATTGTTTCGCAAATATCGAGTTTAGTTCAATTATGCTGCATGTTTTGTCTTTGTATGTGTAGCTTGTTTCTATGTTGTTAGTAGAGTCGCCAAGTTTTTTTATTACTTTGATTCCCGTCTCGTTCATGAGCGCCTCTTGTGAATGTAAATTTTTATAGAGTGACAGTCTATCTAATTAATCGACTCAGTGACCTACTAGATTAGATGATGGTTTTGGGGCGGTCGATGAGCCCCTCTAGCATTCCGCGAAGTCGATCAGCTTCTCGCTTGTTTCCGTTTGCCGTGATTTTCAGATCGTAGAGCTCTTTGCGCACAGCTGCCAGTTGGCCAGCCCTTTGCCGGAGGTTACCCATTGCCTCATCCCGTTGAACAGCTGCATCGTCGTACATCTGCACCAGGCCGAAGATATCTTCGCGCGCCTTGCGCAACTGCTGGTTTAGTTCCTGCACCTCGTTTTCCAGAGCGCGCAGATAGTGGGTGCAAGTCTCGAGCTCCGTCGGGCATCCCAGCCAGTCGCTGGTGTCTTCGATTTCGTACGGGTCCACGGTCGTGCCTTATTTGTACTGTTTGTATATACAGTAAACGAGGCGTGAAAATTGAGCGAGTGTCGAGCGACGAGTAGCAGCCTGAGGAATTGGCATGGGGCAAAAATGGGGCAAACCGTACGCCAATCAATGCCATTTAATGCCTAGCGAACGAACACACCGATAAGTCAATCAAGCCCTACAGCCCTTGTGTAACGGGGCTGTAGGGCTTTTTTGCGTTAGTACTCCAGCACAATTGGCGTGTGGGAAGACAGATCGGAGATGGCTTTATTCATCGGAAATTCAGGAAAACTCGTTGAAAGGTGTAGGGCAAAAGGAGGGGCATTGGCCCGGCTTTTCCGCGATGGGCGCAA